TTGGCTTCCTCAATATGATCATAAATTCTTTACAAATGTTTTGGCAACGTTGGTTCAAAAATAGAGTCGTGGTGACTGAAGAGAAGCAACAGCTAGTGATTGAAGAACCCAGTGAAGATGAGGAAAGACAAGACTTATCAGATCACACAGTTCGATCACTAGTGGACGCAGCTGCTTCAGTCCGACTCGCAAAACGGTTTGCTAGAGATGCAAGGATGTTTCTACCGATCTATGGCAGAGATCTCGCTACTGAGATGGTTGTTAAGGATTGGTTGCGACGGGAGATGGTTGCTTATAATGTCCGGAGACGAGACATTGCAACGATTCTCCCATTAGCGTTACACTTCTCTTTTGTGAAAACAATTGAAGAACTTAATGCTGATACCTATGCGTTGACGGACCACTACAGGATGTTGGAGCGACTTACAAACGAACCTATGTATGTTCGTGATAAGCCAACCCTGCTAAACTGGTTTGGTACCAAAAGGTACCTTCCCAGGGCAGCAGTGTCCTGAGGGGGCCTTGTAAAGGTACCTGGGGTGGACTCAGAAGTTTCTGAGGCTCCCGACCACCCTAATCTGCAGGTACAAACTTTACAGGGTAAACCGAAAGTACGTAAGAATTATTGGTTTTGGGATCTCTCACCCAACACCATCTATCGTACACACAATAGTAATATTGCGACTGTCGTGCGTGCTATTAAGGAAAGGTTGTTTTTTGTAAAAACTGATAGTGGTTTTCAGGAAGTACAAAAACCGATTAGACCGTCGATCTTTGACGAGAAGTGTGACAAGTTTAGGAGCGAATTCTTTAAGCATGTTCAATATACCGCCCCACTAACAGAAAAACAGTTTCTGGATAGTTACTCCGGCCGTAGAAGGACTGCTTATGAATCCGCTTTTAAATCCTTAAAATACAAAGAGTTTAGTGTCCGTGATTCGTACATCAGCTTCTTTGTTAAGTGTGAAAAGGTTAACTTTTCCAAGAAGAAAGATCCAGCACCACGCGGGATATCTCCACGTAGCCCGCGTTATCACGTCAAGTTAGGTCCTTACATAAAGAGGATTGAGAAGAAAATTTATGAGGTCGTGAATACTGTCTTCGGCGCAGTGACCATTTTCAAAGGTCTCAACGCGCAGGCATCTGGGTCACAGATGCGTGCACATTGGGATGCTTTTGATGATCCGATAGCTATACCGCTAGATGCGTCCCGGTTTGATCAGCATGTTAGTGCTGAAGCACTCCAATATGAGCACTCATTTTATAATAAATTTTATTATAAGTGTGCAAATTTGGCAGCGCTTTTGCGAATGCAGCTGGTCAATAAGGGATTCGCACGTTGTCCAGATGGAGTGGCGAAATTCAAGATAATTGGTGGACGTATGTCTGGAGACATGAACACTGGTCTTGGGAATTGCTTACTCATGTGTGCGATGATCTATAGTTATTGTGATGGAGCGAATATCACCAAATTTCGGTTAGCTAACAATGGGGATGATTGTGTCCTATTTGTTGAACGACGAGATTATCATCGGACCACAAACCTAACATCATGGTTTCTTGATCTTGGGTTTGATATGGTTCGAGAACCCCACGTTGAAATTTTTGAGAAGATTGAATTTTGTCAGACACAGCCGGTCTGGACGCCTCAAGGCTGGCTGATGGTTAGACAAGTTCCCACCTCCATCGCCAAAGATTGTTTGTGTCTAAAACCTCTTGATAGCGAGAAGCTATTCAGAAGGTGGAGTAAAACAGTCGGAGAGTGTGGACTGTCACTAACTGGAGGTATTCCCATAGTGCAGGAGTTTTATCAAAAATTGTATTCAACGGGGTGTGGTGAAAATAGCTTAGTTGATGAACCCACATTGGAAACTGGGTTTGCACGCCTCGCTTTAGGTATGCATCGCAAGTATTCCGAAGTGCATCCATTAACTCGATATTCCTTTTATTTAGCTTTTGCTGTAGCTCCGGCGAAACAATTAGCGTTTGAAGAGGTATATCGCAATAAAGTCATTACATACGAAGGCATTAATCAGACTAGCAGGCTTGCATCAGTGATGTTGTAAGCTTGTAGCGCATCCTAGACTGCAGATATTAAGGTAATACTGCATCCAAATTCTTACCCGAGAAGTAGTAAGTTGTCTATTGTGTTTAACGTACACACGCAGGAGAGTTCATGTAATCCAACATTGCTGGCGATCGTTGGGCTGGGGCGCGCTCCCGTTACATTGACCAAGGGTAGTTCGGCGCTTAGTCGGGTTGGTAACCTAAAACTATGGGGTTCACGTTTGTAATGACCCAAAACTATTATTTTAGTGCTATCCAGAATGCCAAGAGACTGCACGGCGTCCCTTTTATAGTTTTACGTGAATGTACAGTCCCCGGTGTCATAGGGCATCCCATACTATGACAAATAAAAATAAGAACAAGAAAAATAAGAATAAAGCACGTGTTGGTCTGAAGAAAAACACGCCTTTTAGAGATGTTGGCACTATAATTGGTAGCTCGGCTGGAAACATGTTCGGATTGCCATTTCTTAAGAATCTCGGTAGATTCTTAGGTAGTGGCATTGGATCCATTTTTGGATCTGGCGATTATCAGTTGTCCGGCCCGGCACCAACTTATAATGTTTTGCTTAATTCCTCTCAAGTTCCACAATTCTCTACCTCGAAAGCTACGAATGTGATTGCACACCGTGAGTATCTTGGTGAGATAAATGGAACCTCTGGCTTTCAAAACAGAACCTTCCCACTTAATCCTGGAGTGTCTACCACTTTTCCATGGTTAGCCACGATTGCGCAAAATTATCAACAGTATAAGTTTCATGGAATTATCTTTGAATTTAAACCACTTATTACTGATTTTGTTACATCTGGTGCACCTGGTGTGGTGGTTATGGCCACAAACTATAACTCTGACGCTCCTCCATATTCGACTAAGCAGGATATGGAGAACTCTGAATATGCTGTTTCTGTTAAACCTACATGTGGATTGATTCACGGTATTGAGTGTGATATCACACAAACCGTGTTACCCCAGTTGTATGTTAGGACGGGAGCGGTTTCTGCAAATCAGGATTTGAAGACTTATGATCAAGGGCTGTTCCAATTTGCTAGTCAGGCTAATCCTGTCCAGCTATTGGGAGAGCTTTGGGTTTCATATGTTGTAGAGTTCTTCAAACCGGTGTTGCCTGTCGACATCGGTGGCAACGTTTTGTCTGCGCATATTGAGCGGGCAAGCATTACAGGTGCTTCTCCATTTGGAACTGTAGGTGTTCTTAATATTGGAGATTTGTTTACTCTTGTAACTTCAACCTCTATTATCTTTCCTGCCATGCCGTCAAATTATTATCTAGTACAGTTGTATTGGACTGGATCCATCCAGTCTGTTAACGTTAGACCACCTAATACCTACACTTTCGTTAATGCGGCATATTCCACCCAGTACAATGGGGTGGTTAAAGCCACTGCACCTGAGGGTGGATCGGTTACAGCTGCTCGGATTAGTGATGTGTTTATATTGAAGTGTACTTCCCTAGTGCCAGATAGTATATCTATTACACCTGACGCCAGTGGAACCTTCCCTACAGGCACCACTAATCTTACTGTGATAATAACACAATTGTCTACTGAGGCAATTGTTTAGGTTTGGCATTATTTTGTATGGGCAAGCACAACTATGTTGAGTGCAGCGAACACTCCCTGCTGAGCCGCAACTGATAGCGTAATCATATGTCTGACCCGGACTTGAGGGCACCGTCGCCGATTCTATTCGGAGTACGTGAAAACTTGGCATGGTTGAAGTAGAGCTCAGTGCACTCTATGGATTAACAGGGCCATTTAGCACTACCAGCAGTGTGGCGTGCTGACTGGGTGTGGAGCCGGTGTGG